ATTAATCTTAATTCTGGTGCCGCTAACATGCTCATTAAGGAGGCTGGGCCTGCTTATGGTGGTTTCTACGGGCTAACCCAGAAGCCTACCTTTGGCACTGGGAGGATTGGTCAAGCATTAGAAGGTATGCGTGGAACTCGCGCAAGTGGCGGCTACCAAAATCCTCAAAGTGGTTATGGCTCGGTGACTCCTGGTACGGATCGCAGGTTCATGATGGGTGGTACAGCTATCCGACCTGGTGGACGTGAAACAGTTCGCGGATTTGGTAAGCAATACGAAGGCATGATGCCAGTATCCAATACTACTACTGGAACTACAACTCCTACTACAACTCCTACTACAACTCCTACTACAATTCCTACAGATGTATCTCCTGTAGACACTGGACTTTCAGAAGAAAGTACACCTGACGTCAATATCAATATGGATTCGCTGGGCTCCAGTTTGGCCAACTGGGCTTCTGGATTTAAGGCTGCACGTAGCAGCCGCCAACGTGCTGGCCGTAAGGCTCAAGGTCTTGGACAGCAACGTGTATCTCCAACTGGTTCATTCCGAGGTAGTGTAGGTTAATTCAAATGTCAGCTAAAACAAGATACGATTATCTAAGTAAGTATCGTTCCACGTTTCTAGACACAGCTGTACAGTGCTCTCAGTTGACTCTGCCTACTCTTATCCAACAAGATGATGATGTAGGACGTTCAACTAATCTTAGGTTGACTACACCGTGGCAAAGTGTTGGCGCTAAGGGGGTTGTGACTCTAGCTTCTAAGTTGATGCTAGCTCTCCTTCCTCCTCAGACCAGCTTCTTTAAGCTGCAGATCGATGATTCAAAGATCGGTGTAGATCTTCCAGCAGAAGCACGATCAGACCTTGATATCTCTTTCGCTAAGATGGAGAGGTCTGTCATGGAAATTATAGCAGCATCTAGTGATCGCGTTACCGTACACCAAGCTCTTAAGCATCTGGTAGTAGGCGGTAATGCTCTGATCTACATGGGTCCTAAGGGACTTAAGCTATATCCATTGAACAGGTATGTCGTAGATCGAGATGGTAACGGTGAGATCCTAGAGATCGTTACACGTGAACGCATCAGTCGTAAACTACTTGCACCTATCCTCAATACAGTTACTCCTGTCAACTCTCCTGGAGAAGATGGAGCTGATAATGAGGAGGATGTAGATGTTTACACACATGTCAAACGAGACAACAACCGTCTTGTCTGGCACCAAGAAGTATTCGATAAGATCATCCCTGGCTCTCAAGGTAAGGCACCATTAGATGCTAACCCTTGGTTGGTACTCAGGTTTAATGTGGTTGATGGAGAGTCATTCGGTCGTGGTAGAGTAGAGGAGTTCCTTGGTGATCTCCGCTCACTAGAGGCTCTCATGCAAGCACTCGTAGAGGGCTCTGCAGTCGCCGCTAAGGTGGTCTTTACTGTCTCCCCCTCTAGTACTACTAAGCCTCAGACGCTCTCGGCTGCGGGCAACGGAGCCATCATTCAGGGGCGTCCTGATGACATCTCTGTTGTACAAGTTGGTAAGACAGCAGACTTCAAGACTGCTATGGAGATGGCTAGTGTATTAGAGCGTCGCCTTAGTGAAGCATTCCTAATCCTTAACGTAAGGAATAGTGAGCGTACCACAGCTGAAGAGGTACGTATGACACAGATGGAACTAGAGCAACAACTAGGTGGACTATTCTCCCTCCTTACTGTTGAGTTCCTTGTGCCTTACCTGAACCGTAAGCTCTCTGTACTACAGAAGAACCAAGAGATTCCACGTATCCCTAAGGATCTTGTACGTCCTACCATTGTTGCTGGTATCAATGCACTTGGTAGAGGACAGGATAGGGAATCACTGACTCAGTTCTTCACTACCATTGCTCAGACACTTGGACCCGAAGCTGCTGGTACATACCTTAACCTAGATGAAGCAGTGAAGCGTCTTGCTGCTGCTCAAGGTATCGATGTACTCAACCTTGTTAAGTCCATGGCTCAAGTCCAACAGGAACAAGGTCAAGCACAGCAACAAGCACAAGAGATGGAGCTACTGAAGCAAGCTCCTAACATGGCTAAAGCTCCACTGATGGATCCAACAAAGAATCCACAACTATTGAACGGATCAAATGAACAAACAAACACCAACGAGATCCCAGAGATCGAACAAGAAAGCAACATCCCCGGAGGAAGTCCCTTCGGTTGACACAGTTGATGATCAAACCAATACTGAAGATACGCCTTACATGAAGCGTACTAAGATTGGTGAACCCACCATCGGTCGTTCCCCCGATTTTGTCAAGACAGTAGGTCTTGGAAATCTAACCGTTATCACAGCAAATGGCAAACGAAATTACACTTAATCCGTATGAGCAAGTAGAGGGTGAACTCTCTGCTGAAGAACTTGATTCTCTGGAAGTTGGTGAACGTCTAGCTGAGCAAGAGAATGAACTGCTGGCTGGTAAGTACCGATCAGCAGAGGAGCTAGAGCGTGGCTACCTTGAGCTACAGAAGCGCCTCAGTGGTAAGGAAGAACCTGAGGTAGAGGAAGCACCGCAGGAAGAGGAGGAGGCACCTACCGAGGAAGGTGGTGACCTGTATGAAACAATCATGGAGTCCTACCGTACTGGTGAATGGGACCCTGAAGTTGTTGGTAAGGTGGAGGGTATGGACCCTGTTGATGTAGCTAACATGTTCCTTACTAATCAACAGGCTCAACAGCAAAGCACTCCTCAAGCTACAGAGGCTGACATTGAACAGATCCAACAAGCAGTTGGTGGCTCTGATGAATACCAGAGCATGATTCAATGGGCTGGTCAGAACCTATCTGAACAAGAAGTAGCAATGTATGATGCAGTGATGGATCGTGGTGATCCTCTTGCTATGTTCTTTGCTGCTCAGGCTCTTAATGCACGTTACCAAGATGCTGTAGGGTATGATGGTGAGATGCTTACTGGCAGTGCACCACGTAATACTGGTGATGGCTTCCGTTCACAAGCTGAACTAGTGGCAGCTATGAGTGACCCACGTTACGATAAGGATCCAGCCTATCGTGCTGATGTAGCCGATAAACTGGAACGCTCTAACATTAATTTTTGATGAACGACACTAACATCTTCGCTAAAGAACCCACCATGTACACTGACGAATCCTACACTGTGCCTCATAACGAACGTGCTGAACTCCTCAACGGTCGCCTTGCTATGCTTGGCTTCGTGGCTGCTATTGGCGCTTATATCGTAACTGGTCAAATTATCCCTGGAGTATTCTAATGGCTTGCGGAAGCAAAGGACACAAAGGTAATGGCGGAAAGAAAAAGTAACGTCAGCCTAAAGATTGGCGTACACAAGTCACGTACTGGCGGCCTCACAGCTGCTGGTCGTGCCAAATATAACAAGGCTACTGGCTCTAACCTCAAGGCTCCACAGCCTGAAGGAGGGCCACGTAAGCGTTCCTTCTGTGCCCGTATGGGTGGCGTGAAGGGGCCAATGAAAGACGAGAAGGGTAGACCTACTCGCAAAGCACTAGCCCTCCGTAAATGGAAATGTTAAATGGCTAAGCCTGGTTTGTACGCTAACATTCACGCTAAGCGTATGCGTATTAAAGCTGGTTCTGATGAGAAGATGAGGAAGCCTGGTTCACCTGGTGCTCCTACTGCTGCTCAATTCAGGAAGTCAGCTAAAACTGCTAAAAAGAAGTAACTATCATGCCTAAAGTCGGAAACAAAGAGTATCCTTATACTCCTGCTGGTAAAGCAGCAGCTAAGAAGGCAGCCGCTAAAACTGGTAAGCCTGTTAAAATGCCTTCCAAGAAGAAGGATTATTGATCGATAGAGGCTTAGCCCCTAGCGAGTAGTGCTGGGCCTCTTTAATGAGTAGATGGAAATATAAATGTTCCTTGCTATCTTATTATGATTCCTCTTCTAACTACTCTGTCAGTGATTAGCTCTTGGTATGGTCCCGGCTTCAATGGGAACCTTACTGCGAGTGGATCACGATACAATCAAAACGGCCTTACTGCAGCGCACAAGACACTCCCCTTTGGTACACGTTTAAAGGTGTGCTTTAAGAGGTGTGCCGTGGTGACGGTCAATGATCGTGGACCCTACATTCATGGTAGGAGCCTTGATCTCAGTAAAGGTGCGGCTGATGCTATCGGTCTCACTGCCTCTGGAGTTGGACGAGTTAATGTAACACGTCTTAACTAACTACACATGACTACTACTCTAGTAGCCTCTAAGTCCCGGACTAATATCTGGGACTCTTACTTGAGCTGGGTAACCAGCACAGACAATCGTCTTTATATTGGCCACTTTGGAGTCCTTATGATTCCTACTCTGGTGGCCGCTGCTACATGTTTTATCATCGCATTCATCGCGGCTCCCCCTGTCGATATTGATGGCATCCGAGAGCCCGTAGCTGGGAGTTTAATGTATGGAAACAACATCATATCGGGAGCCGTCGTTCCGAGCAGCAATGCCATCGGACTACACCTCTACCCAATTTGGGAAGCTAATTCACTTGATGAATGGCTCTACAACGGCGGTCCTTTCCAACTCACAGTATTCCACTTCCTCATTGGCATCTATGCTTACATGGGACGAGAGTGGGAACTTAGCTATCGACTAGGAATGAGGCCCTGGATCTTTGTCGCATACTCTGCCCCTGTCGCAGCCGCTACAGCAGTCTTCCTCGTATATCCGTTTGGTCAAGGTTCGTTCTCCGATGCTATGCCTCTGGGTATTTCGGGGACCTTCAACTACATGCTTGTTTTCCAAGCCGAGCATAATATCCTTATGCACCCCTTCCACATGCTTGGTGTGGCTGGCGTGTTCGGTGGGTCGCTATTCAGTGCGATGCACGGTTCCCTGGTTACCTCCTCACTTGTTCGTGAAACGACTGAAGAGGTGTCTCAGAACTATGGTTACAAGTTTGGGCAAGAGGAAGAGACCTACAACATTGTAGCTGCTCATGGTTATTTTGGACGTTTGATCTTCCAATATGCATCTTTCAATAATAGCCGTAGCCTTCACTTCTTCCTTGCTGCTTGGCCTGTTGTTGGTATTTGGTTTGCTGCTCTGGGCGTTTCGACCATGGCTTTCAATCTTAATGGTTTCAACTTTAACCAAAGCCTTATCGACTCTCAAGGGCAAGTGATCAATACCTGGGCTGATATCCTTAACCGAGCTGGTCTTGGTTTTGAGGTAATGCACGAGCGTAATGCTCACAACTTCCCCCTTGATCTTGCTACACACACTGCACCTATCATTGGTTAATTATGGCACGCGCTACTCCTTTTGATCCTAAGCTGTCCTCAGTGGCAGCTGTTCAATATGTAACACCTACTGCAGGCTCTGCTGCCTTTGCAACTGCATACGGTGAAGCTAATCAAACGCTCACTGAGATGAGCCCTAAAGGTACTAAGGTACAAGCTGGTACGCTTGCTGCCTGGACCTAACCTTTAATAAGGAAATCTCTTATTAAAACTTGGACTGGAGGCACCTCAGAGTAGGACCTCCTTTTCTTTGGCTTAGGCCGGTTACGACCGATACCCTTTGCCATGACAGTCGGAGAGACGACAACAAAAAAATGACAACAAAAATTCTAGGATCCTAGAGAGACTACACACAACAACTCTCTCTTAAACTATTGTGGCTAACACTCTTGTAACTCCTGTAGGTCGGATTAATAATACTAGTTCGACCCCTCTTGCTCTTGGTACCGCTTATGATACCAAGTACGCAACCTACCTGAAACTGTTTTCAGGAGAAATGTTCAAAGCCTATGAAGGCGCAACTATCGCCAAAGGCACTGTGCAGAGCCGTACCCTGAAGAACGGTAAGGCTATGCAGTTTATCTTCACTGGCCGTATGGAGGCCGCTTACCACGAGCCCGGCACTCCGATCCTGGGTTCTGGCGATCCTCCGGTGGCAGAGAAGACCATCGTCTGTGATGACCTTCTCATCTCTAGTGCATTCGTGTATGACCTGGATGAGACTCTTGCTCACTACTCCCTGCGTTCTGAGATCGCTAAGAAGATCGGCTATGCTCTCGCTGAGGCATATGATAAGAAGATCTTCCGTCAGATCGCTAAGGCTGCTCGTGAAGCTCACCCCATCACTGCCGCTCCTGGTCCTGAGCCCGGCGGTTCTGTGATCCAACTTGGTGCTAACAAAGAGTATGATGCTCAAGCACTGGTTGACGCCTTCTTTGAGGCCGCTTCGATTCTCGATGAGAAGAACCTGCCTAAGCAAGGTCGTACCGCTGTGCTGTCCCCGCGTCAGTACTATGCACTCGTGTCGCAGGTCGACTCGAATATCCTCAACCGTGACTATGGTAACACTAATGGTAACCTGCAGTCTGGTGAGGGTCTGTATGAGATCGCTGGTATCTCTATCAAGCGTTCCAACAACCTGCCCTTCCTGGCTGGTAACGTGTCTTCCGTTAACGGTGAGAACAACGATTACTCCGGTAACTTCAGCACCCACTGTGGTCTGATCTACTACAAGGATGCCGCTGGTGTTGTGGAAGCTATCGCTCCTTCTGTGCAGACCACCTCTGGTGATGTCTCCGTGATGTATCAAGGTGACCTGATCGTGGGTCGTCTGGCCATGGGCTGCGGTACCCTGAACCCCGCTGCTGCTATTGAGCTGCAGTCGGCTCGCTCCTGATAAAGGAGACAGCTAATGGGATTCGCACTTGTTGACGGTGTAGGTGTCACTACCAGTGAAACTGCTTACATGCGTCCTCCTATTGAGCCTGGTCGTGAAGGTGGTACGGTTGTTACCGTAACCCGCCTTGGTGGTGGTACTGGCCAAGTGGCTGGTACTAAGGCTACCACTGATGACAACATCAACGGCAGCGGCTGTACCCTTACTACTACTGTCGCTGATGGTGTAGTAACTGGTCAGACTGTAGCCGCTGGTGGTGATGGCTATCGCGTTGGTGATGTGCTGTCGGTTGCTGGCACCACTAGTGCAACCTTCCGTGTTGACACTGTTTCTTATACCAACTGAGGTACTATCTAATGGCTAATCTTTCTACTGCTGCTGGTGGTAATGGTGTGGCTGGTAACGTTAATTTCGCTACCCGCACCGTAACTGGCGCATACGCTTCTACCTATGCTGATAACGGCAACCTGGCTGTCTCTGACAACCATGCTGTTCGTCGCTCGGTATCCCGCACTCACGGTGGTGCTACCGCCTCTGGCGTGTTCTCGGAGACCCAGTGTCTTCGTACTTCTTACTCTGGTGTTGAGTCGGATTCTCCGGCACTTGACGCTAGCCGTACTGCTGCTTAATTAGTTCTAATGGGGATCCTTTCGAGGGTCCCTTTTTTTTAATTTCTTTATAACGTCATTGTTATGCCGTATACCAATAACGCTCAGGCTGAGCTACAAGCTGTTAATGAAATTCTGGCGTCTATTGGTCAGGCGCCTGTTACCACCATCGAGGCACAGACCATCACGTATGAAGATGGGTCTACTGTCGAAGCTGTAATCAACCCGGAAGTTGCAATTGCTTATGAGACCTTAATGCAAGTCTCTCGGGAGGTACAGGCAGAGGGATGGACATTTAACCGAGAGGTTGAGTATCCACTTACTCCTGATACTAATGGCTATCTATCACTGACTGGTAGTATGCTGCAAATTGATCTTAGCGATAACGTAGCTAATAGCAACTACGATACCGTTATTAGGAATAGTAGGTTATATGATAAGATCGGACATACTGATGTATGGGATACCACTAAGACCTACGATGTAGATGTGGTCTGGTATTATGATTTCATTGATCTCCCCCAAGTATTTAAAGATTACATCACATCACGAGCTGCTACACGTTGTGCTATTCGTCTTGTTGGTGATGTCAACCTTACCCAAGCCCTAGCATCATTTGAGACATGGCGTAGGTCCAACTGTCTTGAGTATGAGTGCAATGAGGGTGACTACACCATGTTTGGCTTCAAGCAAGGTGATGGATTCTATAGTAGCTATAAACCATTCAAGGCTCTTGCACGATGACTTCAGTATCTCAACGTATACCTAACTTCATTGGTGGTGTTTCCCAACAAGCTGATGAGAAGATGCTGTTGGGTCAAGTCAAGGATGCCCTTAACTGCTACCCGGATATTACTCTTGGTATGCTAAAGCGTCCAGGTGGTAAGTTCCTTGGTAAGTTGGCTAGTCTTACTGCTAGTACCTCTGATAATACAGCATGGTTCAGTATGTTCCGTGATAACCAGGAGAAGTACATTGCTACTGTATCTTCTGCTGGTGTAACTAAGGTATGGAATATCCTAACTGGTCTTGCTGCTACTGTCACTTACCCAGCTGGTAAACAAGCATCTATTGAAAGCTATCTGACTGCTACTGACTACCGTAGTATCAAGACTCTTACTATCAATGACTTTACTTATATTGTCAATAGTGAGAAAGTTGTAACGGCTAAGGCAGCACCAACGTGGAATCCTAAGCGTCAAGCAACACTTGTTGTTACTACTGTTGATCACGCTAATACTTATTCAGTAACCATTGGTGCATCTACGTTTACTTATACATCACCTAGTTCTGGTTCTGGTAACCTAATCATCAGTACAGTTATGGCTGGTATCTCTGCTGCTATCACCAGTGGCTTTGCTACCAAGACTATCATCGATAATACCATCTACCTTACCTTTAGTTCTGATACTAATGTGTCTGCCTTTGGTGGTCCTGATGGTAAGTACATCCGAGCCTTCCAGGATTCAGTTGATACCTTTGCACGTCTACCTGAACAGGCTAAGCATAACCAAGTTGTTAAAATCAATAACACCTCAGCTGGTCAAGATGACTTCTACTTGAAGTTCATTGCTGATGATGGTGTAAGTGGTAAGGGTTACTGGGAAGAGACTATTGCACCTAACGTCAGCACTGGCCTAAATGAGGCTACAATGCCTGTTGC